TCACGGCCACAGCTTGCCAGCAGCATCAGAGAGATAATCGCTAAGAGGCGCATCGCCGCCCTCCTGTGTGTCGAGATAGATGTCGATTTCGGCGGCCTCGATCTTGAGCCGAGCCTGCTCCTCGTCCGACTTGCGACGAATGCGCACTGCCTCCTCATAGCCGCTCACAGCGGCTCTCAGATCGTCATTGCGGCCCTTGAGCCACCACGCCCAGCCACCGAGGCCAAGGCAGGCCACAGTAAGCAACACGGTGAGTGTGGTGGCGATATTCGCGCGGAGAGAGGTGAGCCAGGTCATGCCGCCATCGCCTCACCATCAGACAGCCATTCGTGCAGCGCCGCCCGTGTCAGTGGTCCGGCGTCACCATCTACAACAAGCCCGGCATGTTGCTGAAACAGGAGAACGTCTTTTGGCCCATAGCCCAGAAGCACAAGAGCGGCCCGTATGTAGAGACTGAGACGATCAGCATATCCGTTCAGACCGCCGTTGATGCGCTTGGTCAGCGTTTCCATGTCGCCGCGATCCGACCATTTGTTGAGGTCGTTTTCTTCCCAGTACCAGAGCGGCCCGAGCCCCTCCCACGGATCCGTGTTCATGGCGTCAGGGTTTTCCACGAAGTTCGGCACAAGGCGATTGGGGAATCGTTGCTTGCACCAGTGCCAGAAGCGCATCGTGTTGCGTTTCCCGGTGATCTGAATACCGGTGCGGCCACGATACTTGAAGCCGTCCCCATCGCGCTCCAGTGTGTTCCCGAGGTCCGTGCGCGTGTCGTAGCGCGCCTGAGCACGTGTCGGCCCCCAAATTTCCCGGTCGTACCGATACCGACCACTCTCATGGGCCGTCTGGGCGATGTAGGCGGCAAGGCGGTGTGGCTGATCGAGACCAAGGCGCTCATATCCATATGCCTCAAGACCCTCGACAATCGAGCGCATGTTGTCGGTAGCAAATCGCGCCCCGACGATTTCGGCGATAATTTCTGCGGTGATTTTCATTCGCCTCCCCCCGTGAAATACCGGCTCCGGGTCAGGGCCCCGATCTCGCGCATCTGCGGTGCATCCTCGAAATACGCCCGTACCGGAACGCTCGACCCATCCCGCGTGCCGAGATGCCATTCGACAGCGCGCCAGTCGCATTCCCGGAGCTTTTCGGCCCTGACCTCGAGGCGCGACCACCCATCACCGGCGTCTTCGATGGCAACCAGTTCCGCCTCTGTTACAACAGGGAAATATGCGGTCTCCAACTTGGGCGCGAAAACCCAAAACAAGACCAAGGCCGGAACGATCATCATCAGAATGCGGCCTTCATGCGCAGCCTGATCGAGCGCCGCCTTTGTCGCACATTTCGAGCGATCACGAATTTTCATCGTCGCCTCCTTTGTGGATTTTCAGGGATGCGCCCTCGATCGCTGCGATGATGATCTTGGCGATGGACATCCCGCCCAGACCGGCGGCAAATGCCGCAGTTGCAAACGCACCCTCACCGAGCGGCCCAACGGTGCGCTCAAGAATCGACAGCGTGAGAGGTGCAAAATACTTGGCAAAAATCGCGCCGGTCACGACCGCCCCGAGACCAGCGATGATCTTGCGTCTCTCGCTCAGCCACCACCGGACCAGACCGCCAGCCGCACCGGCCAGCGCGACTTGCCCAGACGCCCCGGCCAGCCACGTTACGAACAGCGCGGCATAGAGCTTTACCTCTGACCAAAGATCAAAATGGTTCATACGCCACCTCCAGATCTAATTTCATGACAACTTCGCCGCCATTGAAATCGCCTCGGCCAACCCCGGAATACCCGGCAATCCCGCCGCCAGATTACGCCTGCTGTCGATGGTCATGTGAACATCGCTGCTACTGATCCGAAGAGAACGCGGGAAATAGCCGTATTCCACGTCGCTAGCATCGTTGGCGTCGGAGACGTACTCACGCAGAACATTGAGCGGGTCATAAACTCGCTGCGGCCCATAGGTCTGTTTGATGTGTTCAAAAATCACATCCATATCGGCGCTTTCCGACGACTGAGACGTGATTGGATCGCCCCAAACTGACGGCTTTGGAATTTGCCCATTCCGAACATAAAGAAATCGGGTATGCCCAACGGCTGCAATAGCCGCATCAATCAGCGCAATATCAGTTGCCGTGTCGCCGATGGTGTGTCCGTTGGGGTCGCCGTCGAACCAGACAAGCACACGATCGGCATAGTCCGCAGCGGCGGCAATGATCCGCGCCGATTGCTCCGACAACGTGGACCCACCAACGCCTGTCCGAACAATATCAAATTGACGATCACCAGTCGGTAGCAGTGCCCCGGCAAGAATTTGGGCCATGCCGGTCGTATTTCCGGAATAGCTGTCGCCCTCGAACCAGACTTTGATCGGGCCTGTTTCTGATAGGTCCTGCGTCCGTTGTTTCATCCAGAGCAGATTTTCCAGCCCGCCGAACACCGTTTTGGCCGTGATCGTCCCGCCGAACGTCGAGCCGCCTGCGCTATCGACACCGATGCGAAGCGCAGCAGCGCCGACTGGCAAAATCACATCAGCATCATCACCCACACCATTGACCGCCCCGCGCAGGGCGCTTTGCGATTGCCCTGCGATAAGATGGAAATCTGCGCCCGCCGCCACTGTTCCAAGCGTGATTGATGCTGACTGACTGTTTGCGCCGCTCTGAATTTGGCAGGACAAAACGACGCTGCCATCAGTCTCCCACGTAACGCGCCAGCGATCCGCTTCCGTGCCGCCGTCAACCTGCGCCAGAACCTGAGCAGCCTCCGGTAGGGACCCCGGCATAGTTCCGACCAGTTCGATCATGTTGTTTCCGCTGGGGAAGCCGGGACCGGGTGACACTTCTTTCAGGCTCGGTGCGGTCAGGTAAGCGGTCAGCGCGGGAGAGTTTGCCAGTTGGTAGATGCCGAGATACACCTTGTCTCCATAGGACGCGCTTCCGATCACGCTTACCTCAGTGTCGGTCGTCGGCAGATAACCTGACGAAAGATACGGGCCTCCGCCGAACGTGGGGTTTAGGGACAACGACAAACGCGCCTGCCCAGCAGAAAGCGACTGCCTCGCAGTGCCGGAGATCTTGTAAGCCTTGCTGCCATCAACCGCGATTTCACGCGCGACGTAGTGCGGCTGGTCGGTGCCTGTGACTTCCATGCTCAAGACACCAGACGCAACGGCGCGGGTTGCACCATTCGTGAGGGTCCACTCGGAAAAGTCGTCGTCGGCGAGCAGGTTTGGCGCGTCGGGCGCGACATAGCCGGATGCGGTCAGAATGGCACCCGATAGCGTACCGCCGAGACTGGCAATAATCGCGGCCTCGTCCAGATAGGCAACGCCATTCAGAGCGTAAGTGCCTGCCGTGACAACCATCCACGGGACCGCACCGCCTACTGTCGGCTCAAGCAGAGTGTCGTCAAACGCCGGCGTCAGAACGACACTCTGGATATACTGACCGCCCCAAGGCGCACCAGCATCCGCGACAAGATCAATCTCGCCGCCGTCGAGAAGGTCACCGCGCGTAAATTCAGCGCGTCCCCCGGTCCACGTTACCGCAATCCTATCGCCGCTGGACCCATCCGGCAGCGTCATAACAGCGACGTCCGCCGCCCGCGACCCCCCGCCCGTCAGGATAGGCGACGTCGCCGCCTTCCCGGCTTCCAGTTGAGCGAATGAGCCACGGACGAATACGTTGTCTGCGGTGGTCGCATATGTCCGATCTGCGTAAGTAAGACCACCACAGCCTTGCAAGCGCATCGCAATCGTGCCCGTAGAATTGAGCGAAAGGACCGTTGAAATTCGATAAACGCCGCCGCCAATGTCCTCGATGGTGTGTGCAACATCAGCAACCCCAGATCCTGAGGCCCATGTGAACGTCGGGCCTTTGGCCGCGTCAAAATCTACGACCCAACCGCCAGACTGTCCGTTCACGGTGGCGAGCAACATCGTGTAACGATTGTCTCCCCGCTCGACGTGAAATGAGGCGGTGTAGTATCCCGCCGACAGCGGTTCGGAAGTAAATAGGATGTACGCCTGACCTGACTCACTGGTGGCGCTTTCGGTCAGGTCATACGCAGCCGATACGCCATCAGGTGCCCCCGCCGCAACCGAGACAGCAGTTGCTCCTGTTTTTGTCCAATCAGCGTTTGAAAAATCGACAGGCTGTGAGCAAAGCTGTGTCGCGTCACTTTCGATCAACGCGCCTCGGTCGGTGAAGCGAAACACGTTCGTAGCAAATGACGTATAGACCCCGGCGACATTGAGCGCGTAAGCAGTCCCAGCCCTTGTGGAAGAGAAGCCCGAGAGGCCGTCAAGGCTTCCCTCAATCACGCCCGCACTTGCAAATTCACCATTGGCGAAATCGAAATTTATGCCTTTCTGAATTGCAACGGACGCCCTTGACTCAAGTCCGTTCCGAACCAATGCACCAATGGAAGCGGCCCTTGTCGTGATTTCTGCGTCCACACCGGACTGATCTGCTTTTTCCTCAATCCCAAGTCCGCTCACCCGTTTCGCCTGCGCGGACCCGAGACCATCTGCCTCCCACGCGTAAAATCCGGCATTTGGTACTGTCGCGGCGGTGATCGGATCGGTGTGCTCACCGGTGTCGGAAATATCGACACGGCCACTCTCGCCCGCCAGCCCTGAGACCAGAGCAAGCTCCGCCCAAGTTGCGACGCGGTACTTTGTGCCAGCGGCGGTTTGGGCATCCAGAGCCGCCCCCTGTGCCGCCGCCACTCTCGCGTCGATCTCTGAAATGGTTGCAGATTTAATCAGAGTATTCACAGCCATTTTATGCCTCCACGGTGATTGTGTCTTCTGTCTCCGAGACGATTTGATCGTCCGGAATGTCCACGGTGATCGCCCAGTCAGATTCACCCATGACGAGTAAATCACCCATGAAGAATGTGGCGTCGTCTTCCGTGTTCGAAATCAGGTAAAAATCATTGTCCTCAACGGAGTATCCCTGCACGGTCATGGAGGTGTCCCCGAACATGATAGCAATCGGCATTGCTCACCCCCATACATCGACGGTCACGCGGCCCGGTGCCCCAGCGCCGCTGATTGCAGTTCCACTGTCCGAATCCAGAGATGCGCCGCCGCCACCGCCGCCGGGAAATGTGCCACTCGTTGCTGTCACGGCAGACCCAGATGAAAATGCGCCAGCCCCGCCATTCCCGAGATCTTGTTTTCCGACAGATCCCGCTCCGGACTCACCATTAATGGAATCTCCGCCTCCACCACCACCAGTGCCCCTATCATAGGCGGATGGGGCATCTCCCACCGCACCCTCACCTCCCGGCATATATCTCACCCCCAAAACGGCGGGTGTTGACGCTCCTGATCCAGCAACTGACGTCCCGCCCTTTCCGCCAGGAGCACCAAAATCGCCGAAGGCCGATCTACTCCCATCTGATCCAGGAGAAAAACTATTAAATGCAGACGATGTTTTGCTAACGCCACCATCACCAACTGTTACTGCAACACTCGAATCCAAAAGTTCACAGGGAACAAGAAACTCAAGATAAGCGCCACCCTGGCCGCCACTAGAAGTACCACGGAGACCAGCCCCTCCAGACCCGCCACCGCCACACAATGTGATAAATGCCATTCCTGCGCCCGGATTGATCCACGTCCCAGATGCCGTGAAAACCTGACGACTGTGAGGCGACACACCGACAGATGATGCACCTCCACCCAGTACGCGGAAATCAGATCCGTCATATTCCAAAATCGCCCGCGCCCCCGAGACCAGATCGCCAGCCTCCATTTCAGAGCCATCAGCGGAAAGAATGGACGCAGCACCATGCCCATCGATATTCAGGGTCGCAGGTCCGGTATTGTCCTCAGACCAAACGACGGAGAACTTCATGCCGGACAGAAGGCCCTCGGTAGCGAGCGACGGCTCAACGCTTGCCGTGATCGTGTCCGCTCCAGAGACGCTTGAAAGCGGCAAAATTGCATAGCGGTAAAGGTTGCGGATGTGTCTGGCATATTCGTTACCAAAGCCCTCGGTGCTACCCACATCAGGCCAAGAAACTTCCGTGCTGCCCCCGTTTCGGGTTGTACGATTGGTCATGTGTCACCTCATGCTGCAAAAAGCTCGCTTCCCTCATCGACAAGGGTCAGCGTGAAAGAAAGATCGTCCTTGGGCGCCATGTCGAAGACAATGAAGCGCCCGTATTCCTCGGAGAGGCCGCCGACGACAGCCAAGGCCTCGACATCAATTCCGGTGGCCGAGATCGACGGGGAGAAATTGAGGACAAAGCCGCCGTCGGAGACGCCGAAAACCTCATGCGATGTTACCGCGCCAGTCGTGCGACGGATCGCAACGCCGGTCCGCAGCCCAAGCAAAGACAGGTCCGGGACAGCGGAAAGATCGTCCACCTCTTCCATGTACTGCGTCGACGCAAATGGCACTGCATCGTCCAGATGGATCGCAGAAACGTCGCCAGCGTCATCAATCTCCCAGCCGACAACCCGCCCCTGACCAGATCGCACCGTGAGCATGTCGTGCTGCACTCCCACCAGAGACCCGCGACGACAGCGGATTGCCTCCGCCGGGACGTCCATCGTGTAATAGGTCGATCGGTAGACAGCCGTGTCGAAGTCGTACTTCGCGCGCTTTTGGATTTCATCCTCTGTCCGAAGGCCCTCATATGTGACCTGCTCCATGAGCTGCCCCGTCGCACCCTCACGCCAGACCGTGATTTGGCGGCTCTCGTAGTCCTGCGCCTCATCGGCGTAGGTCACAAGGAAGGCGTCAGGCACATCAGAGAAGGCCTTTGACCACTGGAAATTCGCGGAATTGCGCGGGGAGAAAATCTGCACCGGCGTCTCTGCGCTTCGATCATGGTCACGCACGACGCCCCACTTCTCGGACTGGCGCAGCATTCCATAGCCACAGGACGCGACAATCGCCGCAGCCTCTGCCATGCTCTTGTCCTCGATTAACGCATTGACCTCATATCTCTTGGCGATGCAGTCCGCGCGCCACTCGACAAGCTCCGCGTCGTCAACGATGCTTTCCGGGATCGACTTTGCCGAAAGAGTGCCCGCGATGATGTCGCGCAAGTGAGGCGCCGGGTTGCTGGTGATCGTCCAATTGGCCCATGCCTCACCATCCCAATCCTTGACATATCCAGAGGCCAAAACGCTAACCTTATCCATGGTCAGGTTTCGCGCACGAATGGCGATATAGCCGCAATCGTCCGTCGGTGCCGGGTGCTCATTCCAGATCGAAACGGATCGCATCAAATAGAGACTGTCAGAAAGTCCGTCTCGCGATTGCTGGATGCGCGGTGTGGTCGTGCCCTGATAGCCATAAAAATCACGAACAGCTCCAGAAAGCTGATAGCTTAAGGTAGAGTAATCGCTCGCCTTGAAGGCATATCCGCGCTGGATTCTGATCTCCCACCGTGCCGGGGTAAACAACGCCCGATCCAAAACAACCTGAGCCTCATAGTGGCCCAAAGCCACGTTATCGAGGCCGGTCGAAAACGCATTCGTGTTCACAAGGTACGTGTCGCCAGAGCCGAGATAAAAGTAATCATCAGCCTCATATGCATCACCTGTTGGAGCAACTGTTTGGCCGGCACAAACAGAACGCGCCTCAACCCAACCCTCCGTCGATGCAGCCGAGGGCGTCGCAGACGGATCATCGGACCACACAAGGCGAAGCGTGGCCCGCAAGCCCCTCTGAGACGCCGCTTGGTAATGGAACTCTGGCAGATTGATCCACTCAGAAGACCCGACCTGACGCATCGCAATCCGCAGCGGGACGCGATATTTGTCGTCGCCTGCGTTTTTATTCAGGCCCGCCGGGAACGTGAATTGCAACTGGTGCTCGTCAGGATCGTACCGCGTGACCACCGTGCGGGGCTGCGGCAAAGCGAGAGACACACTGCCCTCTCCGACATCCAGGACCGCGCCATCTTCCTCAGAGACCGAATGCGGACTCAATTCGTTGCGCACACTTTCTGTGCGAGCAAAGCGCTCAATCAGCCCCAAAGGAGCGTCACCCTTCCACCCCTCACGCGTCTCCACCTCAATCGACCCAATGGCCGTGATCGGCGCATCGTTAATGCGAATATCAGACAAATCGTGAGGGCCAGCCAGAGCATAGACCGCCTCCACAACTTCGTCCTGACCGTCGAAATATGCGAACGGCTCACAAATCAACGGCGGATAGATTTTTCGCGTCCCAGCAACGCGCGGGATCGGCGCATTTGGCCGCAGGACGTTTCCGGATGCAGCGGCATTCTTGAGCGACGATGTGTCTGCACCCGCTTCAGAAGAAGTGGGTGTCGGAGACAGAGAGGCCAAGAGCAACTGCCCGACATAGCTGACACCTGCCGCTGCAAGATATGCACCAACCGTTCCCTTTGCAAAAGCACTCCACCCAAAGGCACTCTGAAGGCCACCTCCGGCAATCCATCCCGTCGCCACCGTGAGAGCTATAGCGGCAATAAATGCGAGTGGATTCTTTCCACCACCATCATCACCGCCGCCACCAGCCGCCGCGACGTGAAAGCTCACTTCAATCGGCACCCCATTCGACGCAGGTTTCGGGCGGATCACGGACCACATGCCACCCGGCACCGCATGACCGTTGATGCAGATCGTGCCCCGCTCCCAGAACTCAGGCGGCAGGCCGTGCATCTGCGCCGCCATGTCGGACAAAGACAGCCCGTCCGGCATGTGTCGCACAGTCGGAGCCGCGACCACCGCAAGCGGCTCGCGATAAACAGCAATCACGCCCATATGCTCATATGTCTCCGAAACCCGATGACCCGACCGGCCACAGACCAGTGATCCAGCGGCACAAGGCAGGCATCAGCGCCCTTCTCAGTGTGCAGCATGGTTTTTCCATCAATCATGACGCCGACATGGCCCGGCCACGCCCGTGAAGGCAGGCGCATCACCACAACATCAAAGGCGCGGGGCGTCACTTGCTCGCGCCAAATCTCTTCATCCTTGCCGGTCTCCATTGCCCGCGCGATCCGCAAAAGGTCACGTGCGCTTATGTCTCCATATTTCGGAAGATCAACGCCGCACTCTTCGCACAGGACCAGGCGAACAAGGCCCCAACAATCCACGCCACAAAAATCACGCCCGCCGTCGATATACGGCAGACCGACATAGCGATTTTCCCAGCCCATCAGCGATAGAGAGCCGGGGCGCGGTCTTGGGTGCAGGTCGTGGCAGGCCAAGGCTCGGTCGATGGGTCGAACAGCTTCACTGTGCCACTCACCTCGATCACGTTGACGGCCACGTCTGACAGCTCGAAATGCGCAAATTCGTAAATCAGAGACGCCGAAGAAATCACCACGCGCGGGTCTTGCGTGAGATCGAAGTCAGCCGAGGAAATGATTTTGAGGCTGATCTTTGGGCGCACACTTGTATTTCGCAGAACCACACCGATCCGACGATCAACATTTTGTACCCGAAGCGTGGATGTTGGCGCCGCCTCCCCGTCCGTGACGACTTTGTACTCAAACGGCATGCCAGAATATGTCTCACCGTCCAGCACATAATCAAAGACATCTGACACCAACCGGACCGGTTCCGAAAGGCTCGAATGCTCGATCACCAGAAAGCCAAGAAGCGCGTAGGGCGATCCGCTACGCTCCAACTCTTGCCGCGTGAAATCCGGAATGGTCCGCTCGATCATTGGAACACCAGATCTCCGGTCGCCATCGCGGCGCATTTCTGGGCCGGAAGGCGCTCCGGGTAGATCAGGACAGACACCACCGTCTCCGCCTCCTCAAAGGTCAGATATGGCATGGCCGCGCGATCCAGTGTGGCCGCCAACGCCCCCGCGACATAGACAAGTGCATCGCTTGCATCGAAACTCACAACGGCCACACCATCACCGCCCGCCGCCGCCCCGGACAGCGTAACGACCAACGTGCCAGCCTCCGGCATCCAGTCGCCAAAAACCATCACGGCACCGTCATCCTCGTCCAGCGTCAGACCCGTCTCATCGTCCACCGGATCGCCCGTGAGCGCGAAGAGATCGGACAGCACCGCCGTCGCCATAGACCCGGTGTCCGTGCCGTAGAGATCATTCGCGAAGTCTGCAATCATCACTGGCGGAATGGAAACCCCGGACGGGATGTAACCAGCATACCATAGAGAGCCCGGCAAGAACGACAGCTTGAGCGTGACAAAGCGCCACTTGCCGCGCCGCTGCACCGCATAGACTTCACCCGGTGAGAACTTGGCAGAGCGCGGATTTCCACGCACCGGATCGCGCCAAACAAAGGCCGTTGATCCGCGACCGGTCTGTTCCGCAAACCAATCGTCGAACACCTCGAACTCTGCCAATTCCATTGCCGGAAGACTGATCTGATAGACCGACACAGCGCCAGTCATGCGTGGGCGCGAAATTGCATCTCCAACGGCAGGCTCGAAAGTTGCACGCACATCCTGCGGTCCACCGCTCACGCCATCGTACATGGCGCATTGCGGAATCGAAATTGGCCAATATGCGGTCATCTTCCCACCTTCTTAGGCTTAGTGCCAAAACGGCCACCCATCGACTTGTCGAGAGACCCTTTTGCGATCTCGTCTTTGAGGATCATGGTGACCATCTCACGCCCGCTTGGCCCGGTGGTCGATTGGACCTCAACGTCAGGTGCGCTTGTGCTGCGCTGGTCGATAATCTGAAACGTCGTGCCTCCCCCTACTCCTCTTGAGCCAATAGAGGATTGCAGAGATTTATTTGAAATGATTGTTCCACTTGACGACGGCTCAAACCATTCAGGACCATTTTCACCGACGATGTAACCCTTTCCAGACGAAACAGCCCCGCCAGAAGCCCTGTACCCTCCAAAAATAGAACTCACAGCAGACCCAAGAAGACCACCTGCATTACCAGTGCCGAGACTGGCAACCCCACCTTTCCCAAAAAGCAAATATTCCAGAGCTGCCCGCTGAATAGCCTTTGCAAGACTGTCGAAAGCATCGACACCATCAGATGCGATATCGAGTATCGTCTCACCGATGGACTGTGTTGTCAGATCGAACAATCCGGCCTGCTTCGTCGCCTCATCGAACTTTTGTGTCGCCAGATCGAGCGTCACAGCATATTCCGTCTGGTCGATTTTACCCGCTTTCAGAGCAGCATTAAGAAGCTCTTGCGCCTTCTCATAAGCCATGGTCGCGGCATAGACCGGATCGAGCGACGATCTGAGACTATCGTAGTCTTTGGCAAGATCCCGCGCCGACCCTCCGCCAGATCGGGACTTCTTGAGAGACGCATAATGCGCCTGCTCTGCCGCCGTATCCACGCCACCGCCGCGCATCAGCGCGATGTCAGTCGCATTCGGATTGACTGTACCGCGCCCAACATATGTGGATACACGTCCAGCACTTTGTTCGGCATCAGCGATATTCCCGAGATTTGCGATATCAGTCAGGATCTTCTGAAGCTCTACAGCATCAGACTTTGCCGATCGAATTCCGGCTGCGATATCAACAGCAGCCACCCTCAAGGCAGCGTCCTGCACATTAAAAAGCTGTTCGTACAAGGCGCGCGTCTCATCGTCCATATTTCCGATTTGCTCGGCTGCCTCTTTGAGCTTATTGCGGAGGTTTTCCGCTGCATCTGCCTGTTCGCGCGCTCCATCAGCATCTGCAAGCTGCACAAATGCCGCCGCAAGACGACCCGCTTCCGTGGCCGAGACACCGAACTGATCCTGAATTTTCGCAAGGTCGCTTTGAAGATTCAGAGTCCGCGCCAGAAATTCGTCGATCTCTTGAACGCGCAGATTCTGCGCTTCCGTCAACCCCTCCCCAAAATCCAACTTAGAAAGCTCTTCGGCTTCTGCACGGTATTGATCGAGCTTTGCGCCGAACGCCTCCCATTCCTGTGCACTCTGCGCAGAAAAGCTCCCGAATTGCACAGACGACAGGATACCAGCCGTCTTCGACAACTGTTTCATCAGGTTCACACCAGCAAGCTCTTGCTGGTTGAGAAGCATTTCACGTGCTTGACTGGCAGCCGCCATGCCATAGGTCTTGATCAGATCGTCGACACCGACAGAGGCGGCGCTCTTGGCGCTTTCAAAGGATTTATAGGCTTTCTCTAAATCCTCAACAGCCTCCTTTGCCTCCTTCGCATTGGCCCCATTTTCAAGAATTCCCTGACCAACGGAAAGCAGGATAGGCGCAAGAGCCCCGGCAGCAATACCAAACGTACCAAAACCAATCGCCAGATCTGGAAGCTGGATTGCCAGTGCCCGAAAATAGTCCCCCGTCACAGCCCCTTGCTGCAAGACCTGCGAGAACTGAAGTGATGCATTCCGTGCTCCATACGCAAAGTTGCTCTGTGCTCGATGGGCTTTTTGATACCCGGACGTGATGGATTTATTTGCGCGTGAAAATGCCCTTTCATTCCGCTTTGCCGCTTTAACAGAACTGGCTTCGAGACGTGCAAGCGACTGCATATACTGCCTCTCAGTCAGGCCGATAGAGACAAGAAGGTCTGCTTCTTCCGATGCACCCATATCCATGATCCTTGCTGCAAATACAAAATCGCCGTAGCCTTTGAACCACGACGATTTAGGAGATTGAGATGAGACTTACGCTTATTTTTTTCGTAACCGTTTGGGCTTCTTCATCCAGCGCGATGGATTATCAACAGTGTCAAATGTTGATGTCAGAGGCCATAAAAATTGAGGCTGAAACCAACAACATCACTTCCAGTCATATGAACCAACTCATGCAACCGAACATTTATGCAGAAGCATCTGAGGCGGCCAATGCGATCACCGACATTAGAAATATCAACAAAAGGCTTTGGGGTGAATATATTGATGCATTATCGGAATATTGTCGAAAAATGCGATAGGATTACCGCCTACAGCAACCCCAAATCCCGCATTCTCTGCTCACTCATCGGACCGTTTTTCGGCTTATCATCACCACCGCCATTGGCCCTAAGATACCCGTCGACGCAGGCGGTGAATTCCCAGACGCTCATTCGATCCACCTGTGACGGCGTGAACCCTAGGACGGCCCCGTTTCCGTAGAACCCGGAGAACTTCCATTTTCGGGGAGGTTCTCCGTCTCCCCCTCGCCCTCCCCCACAGCATCATCCATCGGACCGAGAAGCGCATATGCCAAAACGGACATGGCTGTGAGCTTGAATTCGGAGATCGGGTGAAGATCGACAATACGCATGACCACCGTCGTCGCGTCGTCGATCTTCATACCGCCACCGACAAGCCCCCAGCGCAGCACCTGCACGATCTCGTCGATCTTCCACGTCCCGAAGCGAAGGCGATTGTAGATCTCTTCCGGCCCGCGATCCGTCGCCTCCTGAACCCCCCGAAGCTCACCGATGCGGAGAGCAAAATCATGCTCACCGCCAGCCCATACAAGAGAGATCGCGTCCATCAGGCGATTTCCGTGACGGTGACAGAACCGTTCTGCTCAAGGGAGATTTCAGCGGAGACCACCTGACCTTTCGTGCGAGCATTGTTCAGGCCGGTCAGGATCATCGGAATGGTCTCGCTTTCCTCGTCGCCAGTCGTGCCATCCGCCGTCACTTTGGCGTTGGTGATTTTCACATTCAGCGTAGACCCAGCACGGAACCACGCCTTCATGGCCTGATCGGAAGACAAGGACCAGACGCCGCTGCCAGAGATAGTGATATCCTGCGAGCGCACGCCGCGCTTGAGGTGGAACGGCAGGCTTTCATCGTCACAATCCGGCACCTCTGTCGTGTCGGTGTTGTTGGCGCGGTTGATCGTAAAATCAGTGAGGCCACAAACCTTGGTGTAGGTTCCGGAGGCCCCAACAGGATCGAACTCGACTGCGAGAACCAGCTCGTCAAAGTCGGCGGTGGGTGCAATAGCCATCTTTCTGGCTCCTCTAATTTATCGCCTTGCCTAAGGGCGGTTCAGGCATTCATCTTGCGCACCGCCCGTCGAAGGGCGGCGCGCAGGTTTGCTTTAATCTTGGACTTGTTCGCTCGAAAACTTGGGTAGAAGAACGGCTGTGCCGCGATCCGGCCAGTGTAGCGACCCGTCTTTTTCTGATAGCGTGGCGCTGTCCCGAACTCGTGCCAGCGCGCCACGGCAGGAAAACCGCCTGGATATTCAGATGAGATCACCGTTGCGTAGATCGTGACTTTGATCTCAGCCACCTCATTGCGACCATAGGTTCCAATGGTGATGGACCCTCGCGGTGCCTTGCCCCAGGTCCAGTCAATCTTGAGACCTTGAACATCCGGCGCAATCGCCATCATCGACCCGACAAGACGTGTGGCCTCCTTTTCGATCTGCTTCGTGAGCGCATCTTCGATCACATTCGGAAGCTGTGCAAATTTCCTTTTCAGCTTCGAGGCATCAACCATTGATCTCACATTCGAATTGCAAGACGCCATGTTTCGTATGCCCGTCAGGATCTTCCATAATGCGCGCAAGGGTAAGATCGATACGCCCTAACGCATAAGGATCATCCAGTGACAGATTTGCCATATCGAGTGCCGCAACCACTGCATCGCAAATCCTCTTGCAGGGTTCCTTTTTGAGTTGCGACTGATCCCAGACGTCGATTTGAACGGTTTCCATGCGGCGCTTGAAGCAATCCTGACGCTCAGGCGAAAAGAAGCTCGGGCCGAGCGAAATGCAGGGATATGCATCTGCCTCTGCAACATCGTCATAGACCCTGTCACTGATGAGGGATGTCACGCCTGAATTCGCGCGCAGGGCCGCCACAATGGCCTTTTGAAGAGCGAAAGACGCGCTCATGCCGCAACCCCTGTCTCAGCCACGATATAGACCCAATTACGATCCGTGATCGCATCGACCTCACGAATATTGTAGAGCCCAGATTTGGCGACACCTCGATCGTTCTCGGCATACCGGCGCACATCATGCATGCGCATATCGGTATCTATGGCGCGTGCCTTGGCGCAAGACCTGATCCTGATCTTGTAAACCTGTGTCCCCTGAAAGCGCGCGGCCTGCGTGTCTTCACCACCGCTGTGATAGATGAACTCGGCACGGCAGGAATGGTGCAAATTCCATGAAAGATCAAAGCCACCGCCATCGGACGGTGTTTTCGTCGCGGCATGGAATGAGACGGATTCACGCAGACTTCCAAGACGTCCCACCATCAGACCCAGAACCTCCACGGATCGAGCATGTCGCGGACCCCGAGCGGCAAATCGCTCACGGATTTTCCGACCACGACCGCCTCGTCATTGAGATACATGTGAGCAATCAAAAACCGCATTGCGGCAAGGATTTGTGGCGGAACGTCGCCTTTCTCATCTCCATACCCGACGATCATGTCGATGCGGACCGTTTCGAAATCGTTCTGCGGAACCGGCCACGTCTTGCCATAAGCCGGACAGATCGCGTTTCCTTCGAGAAGACGGTAACTGTCGGACGCAAGCTCAACCCATGACCCGCTGCCGTCGAGATAGGACACAGCACTGACGGACTGGATCGGATCGACAGGCAAGGTAATGCGCCGACATGGAAACCCATCGAGCGTATAGCGCACTTCCTGCGTGATCATGCGGCGACGGGTGTAGGTTTCGACCGCCTGTTCCGCCGAGGCACAGATAGAATTGATCAGCGTGTCATTGTCCGTCTCATCATCCCCAATCCGAAGGTGCTGGCGCACAACGTCATCGGACGCGGAATAGACCGATGCCGCCGGTGGCGTGATGACAGAAAGCGACATCAGGCACCCGTCTTATCGGAACCAGAAACATACTCCGCCACGCCACGCGTCACGAAATGCTGTGCCGAGCGTTCCTCGAACGCCTTCGTCAAACCGGCCTCATAGACCGTTGCCTTGTCAGTTCCGGCATGTTCGTCCTGCACCTCGTGGTGCTTGACGAACTTGATTTTCACATTTGCCATTGTGGCCTCCATTCATGAGACCGTGCCACACGAGCACGATCTCAATTTTGATGATCAGAGCGTGACGATTTCGGCGACGGTGCTCAGATCATTGTTCGACGCGGGCTGATAACGGGCATAGTGGCCCATCACGACAGCGCCAGCATCGCAGGCGGCGGTGCTGACCGTGAGGCTGAGACGGGCATAGGCGAAATCGTTTGCAAGATCGAGGTCTTCCGCCCACAGGTCGATGATCGCCTGTTTATTGTCGTCGCTCCCGGCCTTCGTCAGCTGCGTGATGGCCGCATCGGTGACGTCTTTGGCACCCGTGCCGGACGCATCCGTAGCCTGTTCGATTTTTGCGTCGATGGTCGCAGACGCGCCCAGATCACCGGCAAGGACAATGGCTTGAATGGCCTGAAAATCGGACATCGAAATCCAGCCCGTCGTGTAGGTGCCAGCGGCATAAGCGTCCGCGTCGATCACACCGACCACAGCGGCCAGCGCAGAAGGGTTCAGAGTTTTCATCGGTTTATCTCCGTTGATGGGGATGAACCGTGGCGGAAAGAACCTCCGCCACGGAAATCATGCGTCAGGATCAGGCGCGTTCGGCCAGCGTCACGAAATGCGACAGCGTCGTTGCACCATTTTTCGGGGTCACCGGCTTGGAGAGATGCGGCTGACCGCCATAGCGGAACTGCCAGCGGAAGGCCTGCAAGCCGCGATCGAAATAGAGATGGATCGACGAGGCAAACTTGACGCCGGAGGTCCGGCGCACACCGTAGTAACCCTTCGGCGAAATCAGCTGGATATCCCCTTTGTCACCGAGGGTTTCAGCGAACGGGCTGAACCGGACAGGAAGCCCGAGAAGGAAACCACCGGGCGCATCCGCAAGACCGTTCGGCGGCATCCAGATCGGCTTGTCGCCGATGGTCATGAACATGAGTTCCGGCAAACAGTTCTGATTGATCAGCCAGAACGGCTTGTCGCCCGGAATGCGTTGCAGGCGCGCATACATGTTGACGATGTTCTTGGCCACGACGGTATCGGCGGTCTGACCGCTTTCCTTGGCAACCGTGATGATCGCGCTGGACTTCATCCAGCCAAGCGGCTGACCAACCCCGGTGCCTTCGACGATGGCAAGGTTCTTTTTCCACGCAATCGCCATGGCAGCTTTGGTGCCGAGGCGATTGTTGAGACGCGGTGCATCTTCGAGAAGCTCTTCGGTCGCAATCGCCAGCGTGTAAAGCTCATGCAACGGAACGCTGCGGCCCTCGTCGGAAAGCTGGCTCGCGGTCATCTGGGACTCCTCAGCGCGCCAGTACGCCTTGATACCTGCGGTGCCCCACGGCGTCGTCTCATCGGCGGAAAGCTTCACTTCACGCTTTTCGGTCGGCTCTTCGTCGATCAGCCCGCCGAATTCGTCGAAATCATTCACAAGCTCCCACACCGAGTCGCGATAGGCCGGCGGAAGTGCATAGCCCTCACCGGCATCACCGCCGCCGGTGTGAACCCCATCGACCGCCACAAGACGGTCGTCGATGGTCCCGCCACGCATACCTGCCCGCACAGCCCCGTGAACGGCGACGGCGAATTCACCGATATCCTTGAAGCCGCCGGTGGTTTCCGGGTTCAGATCGTTGACAGTGTTTTGCCCAGCGGGAGTGAGCGCGGTCGAACCCTTCATCGAGCGCCGACGCTCATCGAGCTTTTCACGCTCCTTGATGTCCTCTTCGACCTGCGCGATCTCGCTTTCGATCGCTGCGAATTTGGTCTCCTGATCTTCGGTGAACGTGCCGCCTGCGGACTCTGCCGCATCGACCATTTTCATACCCTCGGCCTTCAGTTCGGCGAGGCGCTTTTTCAGTTCTGCAAGCGTCTTCATCAAGCTCGCTCCTATTTGCACCGGGCAAAAACTCTCCGTCGCGATGCGCCCGGCGCGCACCGCTTCGGCGACCAAAGGTCTGTGAAAAATGTCAGATGACGCTCAGGCGCGCCCGCGCCGTGCGCGGCGTCAGGCGGCCCCGTTGCAGCCGCGAAATCGTATCTTCCAGCGTTCCGATCCGATCCGCCATGCCGAGACGCACGGCCTCGCGCGCACGGTAAGCGCGCCCACCACCGAAATGCTCTTTGGCTTCCTCCGGGTCTGCGCGCACCACACTGAGATCGACACCGCGATTGCGTGCCACGGCTTTTGTGAACAGGTCGTAGATGTAACCGATTTCCTCTTCTCGGTGCTTCATCGCGGACTCATCGAGCGGCCCGATTGCACCTTCGGCTTTTCGCGGCCCCTTCTTCATGACCGTGCGACTGATCCCTTTCATTTTCAGCGCCTCGGAAAGATCGTCGTGCATCTGATAGACACCAACGGAGCCAACACGACCGGAAACCGTCACCACGATCTCGTCAGCGGCAGAGGCCAGCCAATAGGCGGCAGAGGCGCAAAGCGGGTTCGCGACGGCAACAATCGGTCGATCGGCGCGACGCGCCTTGAACATCCGTTCGGCAGCTTCCGGCACGAAATCGACAATCCCGCCGGGGCTGTCGATATCCATGACGATTGCCTGTGCAGACGCATCTGAGGCTGCCGCATCGAATGCCTTCATGAACTGGTCCAGTGACGCACCACCCGACATGCGCGACATCATGCCTGAACGCGGCATGACGGTCCCATGCAGTTGGAGAACGTGAATGGGGCCCTGACGCCCTTGCCGTGTCTCAGCCGCATAAACCGGCTTTGCCTCATCTGCGGCCCAATCAATGCCCTGACCGGTCGAGGCGCGCACGGCAAGGACATTCACGATCTCCTGCGCCTTGTCTTCGTCGATCAACCAGATATGGGAGGCGGCAGCTGCCAGAATGCGGTCAATTTCATGCGGCATCTTTTACAAGCTCCAATCTTGGACGTTTGCCACGCGGCGTTTTCACGCTCTCGCGCAGGAAGGAAATGGAATTGTCGATGGAAGCCCGCTGATCGCGCTGGCGCTGATCAGATCCGGTTCCGACAGGAACCATATTGAGTGGCTCGACATAGCGGTCACCTGACGGACCAATGCCGTTTCGGCGCTCCATGCGTAGAATGTCATTGACACTGAGCCAACCCCACTGGCGACCCCGTGAATAGGCTTCGTAGCGTGTCTTGATATCGCCACGCAGAAGGCTTTCGACATTGAACTCGAACTTCATGTCGCTTTCCGCGATCAGGAACTTGTCGACTGAGTCTTCGATCAACTCAAGGATCGGGCGAAGAGCATCCGTAACGAATTCGAGGCTCTGATGTTCGATGTTCGAAAACGTGGCCCGGTCAAGAATACCGACCTTGTGAGGCGGGACGTGAAACAGGCGACAAAGATCAAGCCACAATTCCTTGCGGGTCTCAAGGAACTGTGCCTCCTCAGAGGTCAGCCCGAGACGCTGTGGCTTCATACCATATTCGAGGATGGCCGGTCTGTGACGATTGCGACCAGAGACCCACCTGCTCCACGCCTGCAACCAGTTTTTCTTGCTCTCAGCATCCTTGAAATTGCTCTCCATCGAAAAGGCGTATGGCGGCGTCGCATCGTTGGCAAAAAGGATATTGGCATATCGCTGCAAGGCAATTGCAACGGCCACAGCCTCTTTCCCGTCATCAAGGATTGGAGACGTCCCCTTGATGTCGTCGACCAGCGGAGGAAGCGGGATGTGCCACACCTCATCCTCCAAAAGCACCCGTTCAATGCCCCAACGATCTGTGTGCCGGAAACGCTTTGTCCGATCTGGCAGTTCTTCGACCTGAGTACGACCAGGTTCAAGACGCCAAAGTTCCTCAATCGTATATCCATCATGAGCGAACTTTTTCTCCGCAAAGAAATCACCCTCGGAGTGCAGATCATCGACCATCTGATAGATGAAAGACGTTCCGGTATGGCGCGGATTCGGATTTGTCAGAAGAGTTGCGATCTGATGATTGTGGACACGCTCCACCGTGTCCTCATCCACTTGGCGAAAGACACCGCATTCCAGTCCTGACACCGACCCTGACAAGGTGTGAAGGCAATCTCTGATCACCGGCACCTTGCGTGCCCGCGCCACGCTTACCGTCACGTTGATCTCGCTGCGACGCGACGGGAGACTGTCGAAATAGCGATCATCTGTCGGGTCACGATCAAGGCCATCAGAGGCGATCATCCGAGATCCGAACATGTCAAAAAGACCCATCAGCCCACCACATAGTCAGAAGGAATAACAATCTCTCCGCCACTGCCTGCGACGGGGTTCCAGCTCATGAGCTGTACGGCGTTGAACATCGCCATGAGGGGGTCGATTTTGGCCGTCCCGCTCGCCTGTTTCGTCACGATTACCGCGTTGCCGCGCGCCTCTGCTTTCGCATTGCCGACACACCACGTCATGAGGCGCTGCCCGCAATGGATCATTTTTCCGCTCTTGAGCTTGTTCGGTGCGGTCTTGATCGCCCCGTTCAGCTTATAACCTTGGCTTACTGCCCGGATGTCAGTGATGGCAAACCCCACATCAACAAGAGCATCAATCAGTGCACCTACGCCTTCCGGGTCCATGCCGAGACCATCCGCCTCAGGAAGTTTTCCGGCCTCTCTGATAGAAAGAAATAACTCCGCCAAATCTGGGTAGGCTTCCTCTTCGAGATTGTCGACAAAGACCAGATCACCGATCTTTTCGAGTTCCAGAAGCTCCGGCGCAATGGACTGGCGAAGCGTCATAACATCGCGATCCGCCCAAGCCTTCGCCCAGCCCTGCCAAACCTTTGTTTCGCGGTGACGCCCAAGAATGTAGGCCCCAAGAAGGTCATCGAGGCCGCCACCGTCGACGCCTGCGACAACCACCTCTGACGTCTCAATGATCTCTTCGAGCGTCAGTTTCGGTCGCGCCGCTTTCTCCCAATAGTCGGCGCCAACCCAGCGCCCAGTTTTCAGACCAATACCAACCTGCACGTTGAGGTGCTGGGAGGCAAAAAGCGCCAGCGCCTCTGGTCCATCATTTTCCGCCGCGATCAGGTCATCGGCCAAATCCTGAGCATGGACAGAGCGCCCCAAGTTCGGGTTCACGAGTCCCCATGTTTCGCGGTCGCGCCACTTCTCCGCCTCTGCCATGTCTTCCGGCAACTCATAGAGAACGGCCAAAAGTGGCAAATTCAGATGCCCATCGCGCACGGCACGCGCCCGTTGCAGCTCCTTCTCAAACTGCCCTGTTGGGCGGTCCTTTGATTGCGTCGTAATCTGAAGGAGGAATCCTTCAGGACGTGATTTCAAACCACCACGAAGCTCTAGGAAGACGCCAGGTGCCTTAGCCTTGCTGCCGAGAACGTGGGTTTCATCAATGAGGATGAAACTGGCTTTCGACCCGGTGACCACGTCACCGTCAGCCGAAAGGATTTTAATTTCCGCATTGGTCGTCAGATGCGTGATGCGCTTCAAGTTTGTCTGCACTTTGAAGATTGCAGACAGATCAGGATCGAGGTCGATGATCCCAGACGCCTGTTTAAAGGCGATATGGGAGATTTCTTGTGTCGGCGCGATCAAAAGCAACTCTGCGCCTGGTCGTTCATTCAGAATGGCCGCCGTGACGATGATCGCCGCCGCGATGGCCGATTTCCCGTTCTTCTTTGGAACAAGGAGAAAAAACTCCTTGATCATCCGCCGCTTGGTCTCCGGGTCATAGCTTCCGAAGATCACACGGACGAAATCAAATACCCAATCGTCACAGACCTCGCCATAGGTCGGATTATCGATCAGGTCCGGGACTCTCAGCCGTTTAAAAATCCGAAGTGCCTTCTCAGCCACCTCATCGAAAAGCGGCAAGGTCGGCAAGAGCGACCTCTTGTTCAGAAGGCGAGATTTCCAATCAGGCACAGCCGTAGACCACGCCGGATCGCGCGCGGTCAAACCCGGATCGAGAACCTGCATGTCAGTTCGGGCGCGACTTAAAGCCCGGCGTTAGGTCACCACCCCATAGAGATTGATCACCACCACTTACGGCCTGTTCCGCCGCCGCCCGCGCCGCCTCTTTTTTGCCGAGCTTGGGCACTTTCTTCGCCTCATCTGCTTTCGTCTCTCCATCCCCTTTGAAGCGCATATCAGCCAGCATCGCGTCGTTCTGCTCAATGAGGTTTCCGAGGATACGCATTGCACCGACGTTGCCGTCTTCGGATTTCTCCATCGCCAGCATCAAACGACGCGCCATCAGCATATCGCGAGCAACCTCACGAACTTTCAGCTCGGATCTAAAATAGCGTTTCAAAGTCGGTGTTGAGATCGACTTTCCCGTTCTCGGATCAACAACGACAGACGCGATTCGGTCATTCGTCCATCCCATAGCCAGCAACATACTGACTTTGTTTGAGTTTTCTTTAGTCCACTCAAACGAAGGGCGACCGCGCTTGTCCTTGCGATCATAGACAGGATCGCCAAAGAGGTTGAAACCGATGACCTCGGCGGAATTTTCGTCTGTCATAGAAAAAAAATCTCCGCATGAGGGGGACACGGGTTTCCGGTCTGGAACCTTCCAGACTTTTCACCCCCCCCCTCCCCCCTGGGATCAGACCTCGCCGCGCTTCTCTTGTCCCTGCTTCACCTTGTCGTGCCATTCCTTCGACACCGCGCGAAGGTTGTTCACGTCGAAGAACAGATCACGATTGCCCCTGTGAGGAATGATATGATCCACGATTGCGCTATTGGGTTCCCACTTGCCACCAACCAACGCGACACCGGTCGCTTGACAGGTCCATGCGTCACGCTTCAACACCTCGCGCCGCAGCCTCTTCCACTCTGCCGTGTTATACCAATTGGTTGAGCGTCGATGCACATCGTCACCGCTCACCTCACGCCGCTTCGACACCAGACGGGACTTTGCCCCACCGATCCGAGACGGCAATGCGCGACCAGCCAAACGTCCCATGACAAACTCCAATCGACCCGATTACCCATAACCCAGAAACGCGAAAGCCCCGCACATTGGCGGGGCTTGTAGCTATGAAATCAAAGCGATTATCGTTCCTCAGATCGCAGTGCAGGCGTGTCAGACGTGGCGTTTCTTCAACCCGTCCTCGCCGCCCACCCTATCGGGTATCTGTCCGACCTGCGGAGAGCACACCGATCATGAGGCTATGCCGGGCAAGCTACACCCGACATTTCGAATGGGTCAATACCCTTTCTGACCAAGACCCACCAGATCGCACCCACGCGCCTCCACAAGCGCATCGTGCGAGAACAGCCTGAACCGCACCTTGACGCCACCTTTCGACGTGATCTCGACCACCTCACAATGATGGCCGACGAACGGTCCCGCCCGGAACATCGCCTCTGCCCCAACACGAACACGACGCGCCTGCAACGCCCGTCGCGCCCTCTCCTCCTGATCCGCCTCGCGCCTCTCATCTCGCACCCGCATCTCGTGCAGAGACGCCAGCCGCTTCGGCCCGAGCACACCCCACTCACCATTCGTCAAAGTCAAAGCACCGTGCAGGAACGGTGCGGCCAGCACCCGGTGACAGATCGGATCACCGCCGAAGCGCGCGAACACATACCCCGGCAAATATCGACGGTCATATTCGCGCTCGACACCGCGCACCTTGGACTTGCGTCTGGTGACCGGATGAAACGCATAGACCCCGCGCGCCGCCAACCACCGCTCCGCCTGCACCTCCTGTTGCGGTCGGCACAACAGCGCGTACCAGCGCTTTGCCCCCGGATGGAACAACGCACGATCATCCGAAACCGACTCCACAACGTCACCCACTTTCAAACCGAGGTATGACCCCACAACCGTTCCCATATGCATCACGCCGTCCCCTTTTCCGCAGCACCGTCGCCGCCCATGTTTCCGATCTCTTCACACTTTCGAATGACAGCCAGACGACGGTCGCGCCACGCCGCATCGCCAGACGAGACATCTAGCCCCTGCGACAAGCGTCGCTCAATCTCCCGCATTTTCCGCATCGGATCCTCCGCAGCCTTCTTGATCTGATCGACCTGGAAATTCCGGGGCCACGCCCGCTTTTTCATATTGCGCACCCCGGCAAGAAGCTCAGGAGCCCAACCCTCCGCAATCGCCTCACGCCCGAGACTATGCGCAAATATTGCCCGGATCAGAGGCGATGCACTGTCCTCCGGTTGCTGATACTTCAGAGCACACTCAAGGATTTTCTGCCCGATCGGGAAGCGGTCGTGGTCCTTGCCACCGGCCAAACCCGCCGCCTCTTCCTCAAGAGCCATGAGATTGTCAGCACTCATATAGGCCAGCTTCTGACACAGTTCGCGCTTCATCGCCTCGAACTGATCGACCTTGAGCGCCGTTGGCCTGCCAAACCCACGCCTCTCCAAAGGCTCTACCAAACACGCCATCACCAGCGCCTCACCCTTCGCCTGTTCCTGTGCATCCATCTCACTGGCCCTTTCTCAGCAAAATTCCGACTTATCCACAGCATGCACCGTTTGATCGTCCGGCGATTGCCAATGTCCTTTTCAATGTCTCTGTCTATGTCCCTGTCGTGCAGGACAGTCTGAGAATGTCCTAAGACTGTCATGAACTGTCTTTAGGACACTTTCGGACAGTTATTCTTGCCCGCGAAACCCGAGCTTTAGACGGTGATCAGCCCATGCCCTGATCCCCTTTTCAATCCATCTCGACGCGCGATAACCGATACCCTGCTCAAGGAGCCATTCATCGACCCATCGCACCGCCGCATCATTCTCCGCCATCTTGGCGTCATACCCTGCCATTGAAATCCTGAGACGCTGCAACCGCTTCGCCGCATTGGCCGCCTCGCTCTTTGCGCGATTGTCCTCGCGCCGCGCCATGGCGTCATTCAGCGTCCGCAACACCATCGGGTGAAACAGACGCACCTCGCCACCATCGCACTCGCAGCGTGACCAATTGTGCAATGGCCCGTAAGGCAGACGACACAGGGTCTCGAACCGGTCGCGATCCACCATGAGCATCTTTGCCAGCAACACGATGTCATCCGGCAAAGTCCCGATCGGCGATTGATCGTAGGAAATCCAGATCAGATCTAGGTAATGCGCCCGGCACTCCGCATCGCCCCTCAACCGCATGTCTGAATTGAGCCATCGCCTGCGCTCCCACGGCACGAAATGGTGGCTGTCGAGACGATCCTCGATTCCATAGGGATAGATGGGCAACCCATCCACCTCTTGACCTCCCACCACACTCAGCCCCTGCATCGCATTGCCTCCCCGGCCCGCTGCATCCGGTCGGCGAACCACTCGCTTTGCAGCCGGGTCACATAGCCCCGCGCCGCGTTCGAGATGGCCCGCAATTCCGGCGTGACCACCTCCATGCCAAACGCCCCGCGATAGCGGTCATGCTTCCCCATCCGCCACGCAAGAAGCGCGGGCGCGGCCTTCTGGCCCACGCGCCGAAACTCCTGTTCATCCGCCTTGCGACAGCCCTCGCAGCAATAGCGCTGCCACGGCCTTTGCGGCACGAATGTCGCGGAACAGGACGGATTGAAACAGACCCAGAGCGGCGCACGCCCCGGCACCTCGAAATCCGACCCCACGACCATGTGAAACGGCTCCGGGTCGAACCGAGCGCCGGAATGCGCCGCCGGTGCGTTTTCAAACACCATATTCATGATCCGATCCCCCGCCCGCCGGTCCAAACGGCCTCAGGCGGCATATTTTCGAGAGGGTGCGCAGACAGGCGCTCAAACTCCCCTTCGGGGAATTGCAAGTTTGTCAGATCGCGCATGTCGCGCATCACGCGGCACAAATCCTGCGCCACAAGGGCACTGCTGCCCGGTTCAAGCTCATGATCCAAAACCATGAACCCTCCCCAGCCAGTCAGGCCCCAATAGGCCGCCTCAGACGGGTATATCTTCACCCGCGCCGTGCCATAAATCAGATAGGATTTTCCCACCGCACAGGGCCGCACCTGGGCGGCGCAGAGATCGCGCGCATAGCGCACCATCTTCCCGTTATGCACCACAAAGGCCACGTCATGCCCCAGCATCGCCACCCGCGCGCATTTCAGCAACAGCGCGGCAGTCTGGCCCTTGATCGGATATTCCTCGAACCCGTGATCCCTCATGACACCACCTCGACCGGACGCGAGACAGGACGGGACGGCGCAGGCAGGGCCTCGACCATCTCGATCAGATCAAGCAACGCGCGTGGCTTGCGGATGCGGTAGCGGACAATCGCATCTCCCACCCGCCAATCTGGAAGAGACGCCCAAACAAATGCGCAACACATTCCCGGCGGCGGTGCATCACAGGCGTTTTGAATGCCCTCCTCCTCGCGCCCTGACAGGCTCACAACCGCCATATAGCAGCCCAAAAGCTCAGGACGTGGCGTCCCATCATGCTCAATCCACGGACCCCATTCCTCGCTCATAGCAAAGCCTCCTGCACCTGTGCGGTCAGTTGCGGACCAGTCGCACCGGCAGAGGCCACCGCCTTACGCACGCGCTGAACCGCCATTTCGAAATATTCCGGGTTCTTCTCGATCCCGATCACACGCCGCCCGGTCAAAGCCGCAGCCACCAGCGTCGTTCCGCTCCCCATGAACGGGTCAAGCACAAGACTGTCCGGGGCTGTAAAGTCCAAGATCAGGTCTCGCATCAACCGCCACGGCTTTTCGGTCGGATGCCCTCCATGCCGGTCAGGCGGGTTCGTCAGATGGGTGTAAACCCCACGCTTTCCGCCAGCATTCCAGCACGCATATCCAGACCCACACCACGCTACGACAAAACACTCTGCCCCTTGCGCCGGTCCCTGCCCGTTCAGCTGCGGGGTGCTGTCCGGCTTGATCCAGATGCAGCCCCGCTTGTATTTGATCGGCGACGGGTTGATCACGTCCGCCCACCGCGCAACGCCTTCGATGGTGCAAAACACAATCAACCATCCACGACAGATTTCTGCGGCCAATGCGGTGAATTCTCCGCGCACCTCGTCAATACCAGAGAAATCAAGAGAGCGGAGCTGAACGCCTCCGTCTGTGCGAAGGTTTCGATCCTTGAGACCGTTTTTGACGTCATGCAAAGACTGTTCATACGGCGGGTCCGACACGATATGATCCACCGGGCCAATCTCGCTCATGACCTCCAAAGCATTGCCAAGGATCAACCGACACGGCCCGATCTGCACGTCTTTGACGATCGCACTCATCACGCCCGCTCCACCCGTTCACAACCCGCCAGAACCTCGCGCCCCCGCGCCGTCATCGCGACGAACACACTGGCCCCAGACCCCTTGCTGCGCGTCACAAGCCCACGGGACTGCATATCCCCGGTACACCACATCACGGATTTGACCCGACCGCCCCCAAGCGCCTCGGCAATCTCACCGACCGTCAGACCCCCGACACGCCCGCCAAGCACCGCCAAAATCTGTGCCGCAAGACTGGCATGCTTCACATAATTGGTCGCGCCCGTGCGTGACACCGGAGCCAGACCGCGATGACCATCCGCCACAGCAGCCGCCACCATGCGCTCCCCGATCTCGCCCTCATACATCGAGGCCACACGCACCCATGCCCGCCCGACTTCGCGCCCCATCGAGGATTTCTGCGACACAGAAGCAAAAGGCCGTGCCACCACGGCTGACACCACATCGAAAGACATCACATCACCCTCCGAACCAGAGATCCGGGCACAGGTGCAGCAGCAGGAAGAGAAAGAACGACCGCCGCACCCGGCCCCGGAGTTGGGAAATGGGGAGCACGTTGTGCAGGCGACCACGCTCCCCCGGTATGGCCTGTTAGAGGACGAAAACCGACGCCCTTGCCTGCCCGTCTCGAATGAAAAGCGCCGGAGGCGCGAGCAGCAACCTCCGGCAAGTCACCGACGATCCCACGCGTCAGGTTTTCAGGCTCATATGAGATCGCGGTATGAGAAGTCTTGTGGGGCATCACCGCACCCCCGCCTTGCGCGACAGAACCGCCCGAAACGCCACCGCCGCCTCAATCAGTTCGTCAAGCTCGACCAACTGCGCCTGCGCCTCGCGGGCGGTGTAATCATGCGGATTCTGCGATGTCGACGAATGCGCCTCCGCATGCTTTGCCAACACGTCGGAAAACTCCCGCGTCAGCCGATGCACATCCGCAGACGTCACCCCCTTGAGATCGACCGGATGAAACACACCCCCTGCCAGATGTGCGAAATGCTCCGCGACCGGCACTGCCGCCTCAGGCGAAATCCGCCCCAACGTGTCGAGGTAATTGACACCAATCCCTCCGGGCCGGTGCTCGCTGCGCTCTGTCCCGTAGGACAGTGTCGACACCGCAACACCGAGATCGACCGAAGCCGATTCAAGCCCGCCGACCGCGCGATAGGCGGAATGAACGGCACTCTGAATGGAACCGGGACGATGGTCACGCATGACAAACCTCCGCGCCTGTCGCTGCACCCGCACAACCGAATGCTGCATGTGAAAATTCTTGCGCCGCTTTCACATGACCCTCGCGTCGCAAAATGCGACACAGAGCCGGGAAAGACGGCAGGCGGGCCGGGGTTCCGCCCCACCCGGCCCGCCCTGTGCCAGCCACGCCAACATGGGAGGAGAGAATGGCCGACAATTCGAATGTTTTGAGAGATGTTGACATCACACAGCTCCAACCAGACGATAGGCGGCGTGACGGGTCGCACCCCGCCACGCCAATCCACACGCGCCAAATCGCAAAGGAAAACGCGCATGGACAACTCGTTTGGACAGGGCCTCAACGGCCTTGCGACTGTCGTATCTCAGAAATGGTTTGCCGCCATGGGCCTCGCCGGAATGATCCTGTTCTTGACCACTCTGGTTATCCCCATCCCGTCCGATCCGGTTGTGGCCGGGTGCGTCGGGCTGATGATGATGGGATGGGGCTTCGGTCAGACGGAATGCAGAACATTCCGGAACGACTTCATTCCAAGATACAGGCTGATAATTCCCGCTTGGCGCTTGACCGTGACCGGAGCCATCATGTTCGTCATCTGCATCGGGGCCGCAATCCGGCTGGCGATTTATCTCTTGTAATTCGACCCACCAGCCAACCGGAAAAACAATACTCTCCCCGGCTTCAATGCGCCGCCGCAGATCATTCAATTCAGCCTCGTGCTGCGCCATGCTTTTGAAGTGATCGGCGACATAGACGATGAATTTGCGAAAGACGGTCATGCGGCACTCTCCCGCCCCGAAGACGACTTCAAGGAGGCATGTCGCGCAGCCAGACGGCACAGATCATCCGACGTAACAGCATCCGCACCATGCCTGCTTTTCGAGGCTTCGACGATATGCATGAAGTAGACGCCGCGAATGCTGTCAAGCTCATGCCACTTGTTCACCATTGCAAGCGTGACACCGACCTCAGCGGCACAATCCTTTCTGGACGGCCACGCCTCGATCACATCTTTGAAGGTCATGAATTTGGTCATTCCTCGACATAATGGACATTTCTTCCATTCGTCAAGATGGATATTTCTTCCATCGACGTTTCTTCTACGTCTGCAAGAATGCGGCCAAACAACAAAGTGAGGCGCCAATGAACCCACACAGCCCATTTAATCCGAAATCCGTCGGGCGACGCCTGGAAGCCTTGAGAGAGCACCACCACCTGAACAAAGCTGATTTTTCCGACTCGGTTGGAATTGACCGGTCGAGCTACATTAAAATCGAGCGAGGCGATAAGCCGCTCAAAGCTGAAATGGCATATGCCATATCTGAAAGATGGGGCGTTTCGATGGATTATCTTTATCGTGGCCGTCTGACAGAATTACCTGCACCTTTAGCCGACAGCCTCATGAGAAGCCTCACAAAAGGTGACCTGTAAGCAATGTCGATGGAAACACCGAAAGTTTCAGAGACCCAAAAAAGAATGCGTTCTTCCGAATCATAAGACATAAAATTCACACCCCCACCCATGCGTTTTTTGATCATGGGTCAACTCACCAAAATATTTCAATGGAAGTTTTTTCCATTTTATAAATTGACAATGGACATTTTTTCCATAGTCTGCACCTCCATCAGCCGCCGAAAGACGCACCCAGCCGGGCGCAGATCGCGGCACTTCACGATGGAGGCCACTTATGGCACATACCTTCACCACCGACACGCCAGATCCCCGCGCCGATCTACACGGCCACGGCCTGATCTACGGTCTGGACCCGCTCCGCGTCGATCACGCGAAAATCATTGCCGCCAATCCCGAAGATCACCCGGCCATGCGCCGTGCGCTGGCCTTTGCCACGCTCAAAACGGCACGCGGTGAAACCGTCGACCGCAAACGCATGATCGCCGCCGTCATGGCCGCCTCCGGCCTGTCCGTCGTGGATCGGATCGAGGTGTCGGCATGAAATCCGATCCGATCCAGCGCATCCTCAACCGCATTGATCCGCACACCACGCCCTTTGCGACCTGCCATGACGTGCTGATGAACGAGGCGATGGAGACCGGCGGCACTTACACCGTCGCAGACGACGGTCGCACCGTGATCGACATCCATCGCCTCCGCGTGACGAGCAGAAACGAAACCGACGCAATCCGCCTCTGGCTCCGTGCCGCCGCCACATCGCTCAGCCGCAAACAGGAGATCACATCATGATCGGCACCATCACCCACACGATCGCGGACCATGAGGCCAAAGGACAGATCATCCGGGCCGCTTTGTCGCGCGCACTGGCAGGTGAAATCATCCTGTCTGCCATGGAACATGCGCCGCCTCAGATGATCGAGGATCTGTTCACCACGGCTGGCGGTTCCATCCTCCAGGACGCGCCCGGCGCACCGGCAAGCGTCTTCCATCTTGGCATTGAGGAATACCACACCTCGCAGGCGCATCTGGCAATCTATCTCTGGGCCGAACGCGCCATCGAGATCTCCGAATACATGGAAATCGCCGATCCTCTGACGCTCTTTGTCGGGATGTGGATGGATGCGCCGCTGGACAAGCTCTCCGAAGCGATCCGCGCCTGTTGCGACGAGGGAATGGGAAACGTCAACACCCCGCCAGCCGGTCAAAACCGCACCGGCACCCACCTGTTCGAGATCGACTTTCTGGGCGTCAACGCCACCGGCTTTACCGAGATCGAAGCCGCCAAAAACTGGCGCACCGCCGCGATCTCCGTCGCAAGCGCAAAGGAGGCCGCGTGATGTTCTATGTCGCTGCTGTCCTCTCCGGCTTATGTGCCGTCTCCGCCATGGCAAATGGTCTTGTTTTCTTGAAATTAGGCATCCGGAACAACTTTCTTGCATTCATTTGCGCAAGCCTGATGGCCATTGGATTTGGCCTCTGGGCAGGAAGTTTTTGACATGACCGCCCTACCCCCATTCGCCCGCTTCTGGATGGTCGCCCGCAAACCCTCTGGCCCCGGATCGAAAACCGAGCCGCGCCAGCGCTACAGCACCGTCGAAGACGCCCGCGCCGCCGCCTCCGATCTGGCAAATGCCAATGACGCACCGTTCATCGTGCTCGAAGCCGTCGAAATCATCCGCCCCGGCGACACCGCAGAGGGGCGCTTGCTGTGACCCACCTTGCCGACATGCCCTTGCCGCAACAGGCCGGAATCCTCTGCAACGACCCGCGCTTTCAGAAATTCGCGGCCACACGCAGCGGATTTCCGGGCGGACAATTCACCGCTGAGGCCTCCGCCGAATACCTGCGCCACGTCTGTAACATCGAAAGCCGCCGTGAGCTTGCCACCAGCGAGATCGCCCAAACCAAATTCGCCGCCCTGCGCACCGAGTTCGACGCATGGACCGGCAAAATCGCAAACCAGAGGTGAGAAATGCTCGACATGACCGAAAGTCAGCCCCCGATGAAAGAGACCGATGCCGACCGCGAGGTGCGCGACAAAGCCTATCGCGTGACCGCCGACGAGTTGCGTCAGTTTGTCGAGCGTTTCGAACGGCTTGAGCTTGAGAAAAAGGACATCGCCGATCAGCAGAAAGAGGTGATGTTCGAGGCCAAAGGGCGCGGCTACGACACCGCCGCAATCCGCAAGCTGATCGCGCTCCGCAAGAAGTCTGCCGACGAGATCGCCGAGGAAGAAGCGATCCTTGACATGTATCGCGAAGCGCTTGGCATGCGCTAACCCACCACACCGCCCCGGGCGTCACCCCGCGCCCGCCCTCGAAAGCCGTGCCTCCCGTGTTGGGCAAGCGGGAGGCAACAAAATCAAAATCGGAATTCGAATGCTTCTTTTGCTGACCATCCTCATTGGGGCGCAACCGCCCCCGAACAGTCACCCAGCCTACGGTCTGCCCATCGACCGAGGCGCGATGCGGGACACGATGGGACGCGTTCTCAGGCGCAACAACCGGCAACCGCTTCGATGTATGGCCGAAGTATGGGGCCGCCTGAGAGGCATAGTTTCAAATCCCGCCCCACCGCATCGGGGCGGGTAGTTCAGAAGGAAAACGACGTGGCACAAAAAGACAAATCAGAGCGCTACAAGAGCTTCGACGTAATGCTTCCGCAAGGTGCGCGATCTCGCCACCTGAAAGCCGTTCAAGCCATGGAGTCCGCAGACGAGCTTGTCCCCATCGACGCCCTCGAAGGGACGTCTGCGGAACTGCGACAGGCGATCAAACATCTGCAATCCGCCACCGAAAACCTGTCCGAGCTGATGGCTTACAGAAAAATGATCGGCATCGACTGACCCACCGGTGCGGGCCGACAGAGCGCGGCCCCATCCCGTGTGACAGACACAGGAGAATGAGATGAATATTTCACAAGCCGCACTGGATGTTCTTGCCGAGCGCAAACGTCAGATCGAGGTCGAAGGTTGGACGCCGGAACACGACGACGAACACGATCTGTTCGAGTTGTCTCGCGCCGCTGCCTGCTACGCCATGCTGGCGGCAGGTTATCAGCCAGACAACGCCATGATCCGCAAACTGTGGCCGTTCTCGGATGAATGGTTGAAGCCAAGCGACACCAGACGCCGCGATCTGGTGAAAGCTACGGCAATGCTCATTGCGGACATCGAACGGATCGACCGGGCAGAAGGTGACAATGACGGCTGGCAAGACAACCGCGGCCGCATCCCGGATTGCGACTGATGAAATACCAGAGCGAAAGGAACGGTCGCGAGCCAGAGGGATACACGGGGAAACAAAGCGCCCGCACATGGTGCAGTTCTGAGTAGGCGATCCCGGCGCGTATCCGGGACGAGCGGGGTGGCCCGAGCGAAACAGGGCCAATGAGGGGAAGACACACCCCGCAGCCGGTGAAAGCCCGGTGATCAGATAGGAGAGAGACGATGGTGACAGTCATTAGCTCAGCAACCCACACCGCCAGAAAAGCGCACATGTGCGATAGCTGCCTGAGAAAGATCGAGGCCGGAACAACCTACCACAGATCGCGGTGCGTCGATGGCGGTGACGCTTGGACGTGGAAGTCGCATCCGGCATGCCAACGCGCCGGTGACATCCTTTGGGACATGGGCATCAGGGGAGAGGAAGACTGCCTGATCAACGTCATCGACATGGATCAGGAGGACCGCGAACTGGTCTACGCCAATGATCCCGAGACGTTCCGTCAAGTTTGGCCGGATCGCCCCGAACCGAAACAACCAACCTAACCCGGAGCCACACATGCATCTTTCAGAACTCATTTCTCAACTCGAAGACTTGCTCGACCAGAATGGAGACATGCTGGTGCAGTTGGACAGCGGCCAGCCGGTGCAAGAGGTGGATTTCGTCTATCCCATGGACCCCGGCATGAAGTCACCAGCCGTTCCTGCGGAAGCCGTCGTCATCAAGTAACCCTGAAAGGAAGACAAATGTCACAATCTATTCCGGTAGACGTTCTGGAAGGGGCAGCTCGCCGCATTGACTCCTATATGACCGACTATGGCGTGGTGTCCACTTGGGAAATCCACACGCTCGGGCTTCGTTTTGAAGCGCATTCAGGGGCGAACCGTACCAGCCTTCTTGTCGCATGGTCAGATTTGGCCTCAGCGCGCCTGCCCGGCGAGCTGATCCATAATACTGAAAAGGCCGCGCTTGCTGGCCTGTCCACCTAACCCGGAGCCCCCATGCACTACGTCGAAGAAATCACCATCACAGGCCGCGTGTCTCCGGCGATCTATGCCGAGGCACCGGTGATCAAAAATTGCCGGATTGCGAAGCCTGATAGCCTTGGCAACCGTGTGCATCACGGACCTGTCGAGATGAACCGAGGCCACGGCAACCTGACACTCAAACAGGCGCAGGAGCGGTATGGCTCCACGGGCCGCTTTACGAGGTGCTGAGATGATGGACCAACTATCCATGTTCGATCTGATGCGGACCCCTGCGACCATACTGCCTGTAGATCCATACGGAGAGGTAATACGTGGCCAGATAGACCACATCCTGACGCTTCCGCATCCGCGCATGGCGTGGCCGCTTGCGAGTATCGAGATCCACCAACACACGGACGAACGGTGGATGTGGGCCGTAAACATGGCTGGTGGCGGATACCGTGTTGGCGAGAAATGGGGAAAGTTCGCAGATAGCCGTGATGATGCGACCCACTACGCAGCAAAAGAGGTTCTGACGCAATGTGAGCGTGTCCAAGATCCGAATTCCATCGGCATATCAAAGGCGCAATTGCACCAGATTGAGGCGTGGGCGGAAGTTATCGCTTCGGACCCAGCCCGCGCACACCTCATGGAATTGGAGAACGTGGCATGACCGACGTGTCGAGAAAAATAGTCGATTCTTTCGCCAAAGCCATAGCCGATGCAGGCTGGTTTGAGGCTGCCGACTACATGAGAACCGGTTGGTTCCGTAACATCATCAAGTCTCACATGGATGCCGACGCAGAGCGCATCGCCGCGCTTGATGCCCGCGTGAAGGCGGCGGATGAACACCTTGTTGCGGCCCTTGAGGCGATCATCGAAGGCTATCCGCGATCCGACATCAGCCACGAGGACTTCCGCGTCCAAGTCACCCATTGGGCAGAGGACGCCATCGCCGAATACCGCAAGACGGAGGCGCCGTCATGACCGACAAACCGATCCGCTTTTCCGGGCCGATGATCCGCGCGCTTCTCGAAGGCCGTAAGTCGCAGACCAGAAGGATTTTGAAGCCGACAGCAGAGGCATTCGAGACGCCAAAATTCCGGCGTGGAGACCGACTTTGGGTGCGTGAGGCATGGCGCGTCGGCGCATGGCACTACAACAACGCCGAGATCGCAGTAGATTACGCCGACGGCCCACGCAAAGAGTGGCTTTACGTCGAAAACGGCGACATGCTCTATCGCCTAATTGACCAGTCGCGCGAAGACGCCAAGAAGGCAGGAGCGCCGCTGCGAGATAGCTATTACGAATATTCGTGGACACCGGGGCAAGGTCCGACGCGCTGGCGTCCATCAATCCACATGCCCCGCTGGGCCTCGCGTCTGACGCTGACCGTGACCGATGTGCGGGTACAGCGCTTGCAGGAGATCAGCGAGGCGGATGCGGTGGCTGAGGGCTGCAAAGGCTTTGTGTCCAGAGATGGAGAGGACGGGGAAGGCCCGCGTGAGGAGTTCCGCGCCCTCTGGGACAGCCTGAACGCAGATCGCGGCTTCGGCTGGTCCAAAAATCCGTGGTGCGCCGCCTACACCTTCACCGTCCACAAGTGCAACATCGACAAGATGGGCGGTGCAGCATGATCGACCCTTGGACAGCCGCATTTGCCCTCAACCGAGCAGAAAAGGAACGTCTCGACCGAGCCGTGCAGGAGCAGCGGGAAATCGCGAAGGAGATCGGGAAATGAACGAGTCGTGCGAAACATGCAAATTCGCTGTCATGATTGAACGTCTATTTGACGACAAGCCGGAGCGCGAGTGTCGAAGATACCCGCCGTCCGGGACGAGGCGTAAATTCCCCAAAATGCACGAAACTGAATGGTGCGGTGAATATGTTGAGGAGAAGGGGGGCGTGGAATGAAACGATCGGTAACGCTATCAAAAAAAGAGATCGACGAAGCTATTGCCGATTATGTTGAAAAGAATGCTGGTTTCAGGCCGAAACTGATCAGCCTTATGCATATTCCTGCTGATCGTCCTTTCGACTCTGAGACATGGCAAGCCGAAGCAATGGAGGGGTGATAATGGGTAAAATCACAACCACACCGGAGACCAAAGCCGCCCGACAACTCGCCGTTTACCTGAGCGCCGGGGTGAACATCCGCACCCGCATCAAGCCGGACGGGGAAATCATCCTTGAGCCAATCGACACAAACGTCAAATTGGACGAATCAGAAATCATTGATCTCACGGACTTCAAGCGGTGAAAAAAGAGCTTCCGAAATACGTCTACCGCATGGGGCGCGGGAACCATCCGCACTTTCGATGGCCGCGTGGATCAAAGCCGATCCGCATTAAGTCCGAGACCGGAACGGTGGAATTTCAGAAGGAATACACGCTCCTGCTTTCCGAGGCAAAACGAGGTATCGCCCAGGTAAGCGCCAAATACACGATGTCTGGGCTGATCGAGAGCTACCAGCAAAGCGAGCGCTGGAATGCACTCTCAGACCGAACGCAGAAGGATTATCAGAAGGTCTTGGACTTCTGGTCCGAAAAGACCGGTGCGCGTGACATTCGCAGGTTTGAGCGCAAGCACATCATCGCGGCGATGGACGCCAATAAGGATGCGGTGCGTTTTGCCAATTATGTGATGCAGGTGGCCCGCGTTCTGTTCGAGCATTCCATTGATCTCGGATGGCGCAAGGACAACCCGGCGCAAGGCGTCAAAAGCCTGAAAATGCCGAAGGCGAAGAGGCTGGACCGTGAGCCGTGGCCTGCGGAGAAGATCAAAGCTTTCCGTGCGCGCTATGCTTTCGAGACCCGTGAGCGCCTTCTGTTCGAGCTGTGCCTTGGATCAGGCCAGCGCATCGGGGATGTTCTGGAAATGAGATGGAGCGATATTGAGGGCGATGCGATCCGCGTCGTGCAGAACAAGACCGGCAAGGGGCTGTTGGTCCCGCTCACATCTGACCTCAGAAGCGCCCTCGTGTCTCACAGGTCGATCAACGCCGCATCTCGTCGGCAGAGCGTGTTCGTTCTGACCAACGCGCGCCGCTCCGGGCCTTGGAGCTATCGCGGGGCGTCACAGGCCATACGGAACGCCAGAGAGGCAGTTGGTGCCTTGAAATGGGATATTCACAGCCTTCGACACGCCGCTGCTACAGAGCTTTATGAGGTCGGGTGTGACATTCCTATGATCATGGCTGTGACCGGTATGTCTGAGAAGATGGTGCGGCACTACACAGCGCGCGCAAACCAGTTCACACTGGCGTCAAAAGCGCAGTTGAAGCGGGAGAAATAGGAGCGCCAATGAGCCGCATATTTCTCGTCATTGCATTCATGTTTTTCGGTCTTTCGACGGAGATTGTTCAAGCGTGGATCGTGGCCTTAACCGGTATAAATTATGAGCCATCACGCGACACTGGCGCCGCAACTAGCGCCGTCTTTTTCGTAGGACTGGCTATCTATTCAAAAATAGAAACCAATCAGAAAAATAGCTGAACAAAGGAACGGAACAAAAACAGAATGTTCAAACATCGGCTCTTGCACTGTTCAAACGCTTTGAGTAGAAGCGCGGAAAGCCACACGAAATAAGGCTCTTGGCGAGTTGGCGGAGTGGTGACGCAGCGGATTGCAAATCCGTCTACACCGGTTCGATTCCGGTACTCGCCTCCAAATCTTTTCAAGCACTTGTGTCATCATGGCCTCCTTGAGAGTGCGACCGTTTACAGGTCGGTTTACAGTTTTTTTCCATTTTTTGCCTTCCGGGCAGCTTCCAGCGCCCGATTCACTCGGTCGGTTTCGTCTTCGGAAATCACCGCATAATGCTCGATGACTTGGCTGGCATAGCGAATGCTCCAGCCCATGTATGACGCGATATCGTTCAGTCCCAGCCCCGCCTCCAGCAGCCGCGTTGCCGCCGTGCCGCGCGCGTCATAGAGCCGAAGATCGAACCCTTTGGCGTCAGGCGTCAGCTCTGGGATACGGTTGCGCCATCGGCTCACTGCCTTAGAGGCACTCTCTGCATCGAGCTTTTGTCCCTTGTCTCCCACGAGGATCAGCATCCGGTCGCTTGGCGTCGCATCCAAAAGCACCCCGAGCTTCTGTGACACCGGGATCGTAGCAATTTTGCTACGCTTGTTCGTACGCACTCGCAGCCTCCGACCATGCCGCGTTGCCTGAATGTGATCACGATTGAGGCCCGCCAGATCGCCAGGACGCAATCCCGTTTCGCAAGCGCAAATCAGTATGCGGCGAGCGTATTCGGGGGCAGCTTGGCAAAAGAGGTCAACGTCGGCGGGAGTCCAGACAATCTCTGCCCGATCTGCCTCATAGACCTTCGGCAACTTGTGGCAGAAGTGACGAGCAATCTTGCCGTTGTCCTCAGCCCAGTTCAGGAACCTCGTGACAACCGTTCCGCAATAGTCGAACTGCTTGGGGGAATGCGCCCATTGTTGCCGCCATTCAGATACCTCGCCCCGCGACTCTGGCTCGGCGAACATGGCGAATGGGTCATCAGCGAACTCTTGCTGAAATCGCAGCATCCATTTCTTGTAATCGCTCTGGGTACGAGGCTTTGTGCTTAGGAACTCGGCGGAATCGAGGAACTGATCAACGACAGACTTTGTCAGGTTGCGCGGTTCGGTTGGTCGCACTGCATGAGTCGAAAAGGCTGCGATGTATTCAACCCCATGTTTCGGAAAACTCAAGTCGCTTGACCAGAAGTAAGGACCGCCGCGCCAAGCATAATGCCGCTCTCGATACGTCCCATTCGCCAGCTTGCGCCTGACACGGTGTACGCCTTTCAACTCAATCCTTGCCACGACGCGCCCTCCTGATCGCGACAAAACTCTCTTTGGGAGGGTTGCCCATGTCCTGGCGGACCAGCCCTTGGGCTTCGTCTAATCGAGCACGGACCAACTTGGGGTCGTAAAACCCGCGTCGGCCAGGCACTGGGGTAATGCGCATTTGGCTACACCAATCCCGGAACGCGTTGTTCACGCCGGAATAACCGAGCGACTGGGCCAACTCCTCACCAGTGACCAACTCAATCATGGCCGCCCTCCTCTAAGGGAACAGCATCTGCTTCTGGCTGCAACAGCACTGCTAAATGCTTGGGATTCAAAAGCATTGCGCGGCCCAGTGACAGGTATTGTCCCGTTTCACGCGCCTTTGCCCGCAACGTTCGCGCCGAAACGTGCGCACCTTGCTGCCGCAGCATTGCGCACCACTCTTCCGGCGTTTTGGCTCCATCCACAACTGTCTGCATGTACGCCTCCTGAACTGCATATAACTACACGTTTTTGCGGCCAAGCATCACAAGTCCAGAATTGTCAGCGTGTCTTTTCAATCACGCTTAAAAACGGTAAAATACTGCCTATTTGCTAAAGGTATGGAAGTTCAACATGTCCTCCTCCCACCACCAAGGCTGGCACACGCGTCGGCAGCGCCAGAAGACTCGTCAGAAACAGAGGGAGATCTGGCAACAAGATGCCACTGAAGCCCGCAAGAAAGCCCGCCGAGGACTGGACCTTGCAGCGGGCCTAAAGGCATATCGTAAATTTTTAGGACTGACCCAAGCCCGGTTCGGGTGCGAGTTCGGTTACTCTGAAAAGTCGATACGAGATTACGAGGCCGGCATTCGTGATGTGCCCGGAGCCCTCATTTCCAAGATCCTGCTACGCGGTGACACTGAACTGCACTCGCTCTTCAACGTCAAACCCGACCCTGTCCCTCGACACATAAAATCGGCCATATTTCAACGCTTTCTCGAAGCGACCAAGTATTTTCAAAAGAAAAATCTATATGATCTGTTTGACGCACAGGAAGACATCATTGAGATCGGCTTCGAACTGCAGCACTTCGGCGCGATCCAAGACAGCGTTGTACGGGACCGTGTCGAACAGGCATGGCAAGGTATTGAGGCCATGTACGAGAACGGATGGCCTGGGTATGCAAACTTGGAATGGGAAGAGGAAGCCTTGGCGAAACAGATCGAGAGCGAAAGACGCCGCACACTCCGTCAGCGGCGCAAAAATAAAAAACGCACCTCTCAGAAATTTTAAGCTGTACAGTTTCCAGCTTGATCTGGCGCTCCTCTGAGCAATGCTCCCGAAAACGATCTCAGACCTGCCCGCCAACACCTTTGAATTTTTCAACAAAGGCAGCTACTTTCTCGAAGACGGCCGTCTTCTTGGTACGAAACTTCGGATTTAGCGGGCTCATTTTGGGAAGTATGGCATTGAGGTCAGCTCCGTTTTCACTCGCAAATTCTCGTTTTATGGAAGCAGAAATATAGCGTCTGGCTGCATCAGAATTTAGATCTTCCGATATGATAAGCTCTTCTACTTCCTTGCGTTGCTCTTCCTGAGCAAAAGAGAAAAATGCATCGATCACACCTGCCTTGTCATCGATCTGATCAAGATCAGTCTGATTGATAAAGTCCACAATCAGACTTTCTTTGGCACGATTTCCAAGGCTACCACGAATGACGCGGCGAGCATCCTCAATCAGATCCCTTTTGCTCTTCACCTTTTTGTTTTTCTCAAAGATGAGCTCGAGGATGTAGTCTAGGTTAATCTCCTGCGATTTCAGGAGATCCACTTCGAAAACGACGTCATCCCACTCGATATTGCTCTGTTCCTGCTCAGCCGACGACTTTTCCCGGCGCAGCCAGTCGCGAATGTCGTTGTATGTTGATCTATAGTCTTGAACTGCACGGTCTGAAGGCAGTTCTATCGCCTCAAGGTCGCGTAGATCCTCGTCGCTCAGGTAGTGCTTTTGCTTGAACTCTTCAACGGCAGCGGGATCTGCTAAATCCAACCCATGATAGGCTTTCAATGCAGAAAACTCATCGTAGTTCCTGAGCACATTCTCAACTCTCAGATACTCACCAAAGAGCTTCGCGAACTCTTTTTTATCTGCTTCTTTTACAATCTCATCCGGCTTTGGAAAGCGCTCGATCAACTCCTTCACAATATCAATGAACCCGCGCCGCGCCGCGCCGGTTTCCTGATCAACGAAACCATTCATGTACTCGTCGTAGCTCTTCTCAAGCACGACGTTCTTTGTGTTCTTATCACCGAACAGCGTGATCGCATCAACGGTCGCTTGCTCGAGGTCCCTGAACGCCACGATATTGCCGAACGTTTTAGTCGCATCATAGATCCGATTGGTTCTGGAGAACGCTTGCATCAAGCCATGAAAGCGAAGATTTTTGTCGACAAACAAGGTGTTAAGCGTTGGCGCGTCAAAGCCTGTAAGGAACATACCGACGACAATCAGTAAGTCGATTTCCCTCGAACGGACCCGACTGGCAAGATCGCGATAATAGTTTTGAAAACCACTGCTATCGACACTAAAATTCGTTTTAAAAAAGGAATTGTAATCTTTGACTGCGGCACCTAGAAACTCCTTGGCGCTGCTATTCATCGCTGACACGTCGAAGCTCTCGTCCTGAATGTCACCTATCGCATCTTGCTGTTCGTTGGCCGCAAACGAGAAGATCGTCGCGATCTTCAGCGGCTTTTCACTGCCCACCTGCAGAGCGTTCAAGGTTTCATAGTAGAGCTTCGCGGCATCTACACTGCTGACAGCAAACATTGCATTGAACCCGCTGCTGCCCGCTTGCAACCGGTGGGTTTTTTGACGGAAGTTGTTCAGTACATACTGAGAGACTTCCCGAATACGATCTGGATGCAGAAGCGCTTGTTTGTTTTCAGCCGCGCTTAGCTTTTTTTCGTCTTGTTCTGTCTCGATGGCTTTGAACCGGGGACGCACATCGTTGTAGTCGACCTTGAACTTCAAAACTTTTTCGTCGCGTATGGCATCGGTGATTACATAGGAATGTAGCTCACGCCCAAAAACACTCGCAGTCGTTTCAGCCCCTAGAGCATTTCCTTTCCGGATCATTTTGCCATCAACGATGTCATCTCCGAAAATCGGCGTTCCGGTGAAGCCGAACTGATAAAATCTTTTGAATTTCTTCTTCAGATTTTTCTGTGCCTCACCGAACTGACTCCGATGGCATTCATCGAAAATGAAGACCACCTGCTGGTCATACACCGGCAGGTCACTCTCAGATTTCATAAGGTTGTTCAGCTTTTGGATCGTCGTGACGATGATTTTGTTATCGTCCTTGCCCAAGTTGCGCTTCAACCCGGCCGTGCTGTCGGACCCATTGACACTATCAGGGGAAAACCTCTGGTATTCCTTCATGGTCTGGTAATCGAGGTCCTTGCGGTCCACGACAAAGAAGACTTTGTCGATGAAATCCAACTCCGTTGCCAACCGTGCCGCCTTGAAGCTCGTCAACGTTTTGCCAGAGCCTGTGGTGTGCCAAATGAAACCACCACTCTCCGGCTTTCTCCAGTTTTTGGCTTCATATGAGCTTTTGATCTTCCAAAGGATGCGTTCAGTCGCTGCAATCTGGTAAGGCCGCATGATCAGCAGAGTGTCGCTGACATCAAAAACGGAGTACTGCAACAGAACGTTCAGCAGCGTACGCTTCTGAAGGAAAGTTGCGGTGAAATCCTTGAGATCTTTGATCAGCTCATTGTCGGACTTCGCCCAGTTCATGGTGAAGTCGAAGCTGTTCTTGTTGCGTTTAGTCGTGTTGGCGAAATACCGGGTGTCGGTGCCATTCGAAATCACGAAGAGCTGCAGGAATTTGAAAAGGGAATGCTCGCTGTTGAAGCTTTCCTTGCTGTAGCGGTGAATCTGATTGAAGGCCTCCCGGATCGCCACGCCGCGCTTTTTCAGCTCGATCTGAACCAATGGCAAACCGTTGACCAGGATCGTCACGTCATAGCGATTGGCGTGCGTACCGACCTGTTCGAACTGCTTGATAACCTGCAGCTTATTGCGAGACATGTTCTTCTTGTCGAAGAGGTAAATGTTCTGGATGCGCCCGTCATCAAAGACGAAATCGTGGATATAGTCGTCGTGGATCTTACGGGTCTTGTCGACGATGCTGTCGCTTGGTTTGTCGAGGTAGGTCTCGACAAAACGCTTCCATTCATCATCTGAAAACATGACGTTGTTCAGCTGCTCCAGCTGCACCCGCGCATTGGCAAGCATGGAATCTGGAGTCGTCAAAACAGGCAGGAATTCATAGCCCTGATTGACCAGATCCTGCACCAATTCGCGTTCCAGATCATCTTCGCTCTGGTAGTGATCGGCGGCGTCCCACTCCTTGGTGTACTTGTCGAGGACGATGAAGTTCCTCGTTTCCGCGATGGTTTTTGTCTGCTCAACCATTTTGTTCGCCCTGCTTCCAATAACCGTAATTGTTAATCAAATTGTCCAGCAAGACCTCCACGTCTTCCTTTTGCTTCTCGGTCGGGTCTGCGACTTCTTCGAAGGCAAGCTCGCGGTGGCTATAGTGGTTTGTCAGCTTCTTGAGGTAATCAGCTCGACCTTCCGGCGCGGTCGAAAGAAGTTTTGTCCAATGCTCGTAACCCAGGAAATTTGCGGTCTTCTCATAGAGATTTCGTAGCAGATTGAAGTGGTACTTCTGGACACCGTCCTGATCGATGGCATCTCGAAGAATACTGATCAGATGATGATGGTATGAAAAACTCTTATTGGCCGCCCCGTTCTTCGGCTCAAGAAGGAATTGACCAGTCACGTTGCGCTTCAAGAGGTAGCGCGCTGCCCCGGTCAGTTCCTTACACAATACGTTAAAGAACAGCGGGTTGTGGGTGGTGACAATATACCGAACCCCATCGCCGTTCTCAAATCGGCTGGACGAGATCAAGCCTGCCAAGTCGATCGCCAGTTCGATCAAGTGATTTTCGTCAAGCGAACTGACCGGGTCATCAATAAACACATACTCCAGATCATCATATTCGTTGTCATCACGTTGAGAGGGATCAGGCTCTTTTCTGAGCGCAATAACCTCCTGCAACAACGTATAGAAAACGCTCCAGATAAGGTTGTTTTCCTCGCCCTTGGAAATCTTAACGTTGTTCTCAATGTTGTCCCCACCAGTGTACGCAAACCGAATTTCGGGGAAGGTCAAAACGTTGGTTCGTCTCCCCTCAATCTCTCTGACAACCGTCTCAGGGGGGAAGGATGGCGTGATACTGCGGCTGGTGTAATGTTGGAAGTTATTGATGATGTTTAACTCTTGCCCTCTATCCCTCAAAACCCAATCGACGAACGCATTTGGTTGAATGCGGATTTTTCGGTCTTCGTCGCCTTCGGTATCATTGTCCCAGACGAACAAATCCTCAGTGAAAGCACTGTAGTATAGAAACTTCCGCCTTGCCGGGGCTGGTTCATCATCCTCCGGATTCTTCGGGGCGATCTCGTTCTTCATAACGCGAGACAGGCGGGTCTTCCCCGTCCCATTGAAGGCGTAGATCAACTGCACCTTCTTATCGGCGGCGCGCAGCTGTTGTGCGATCTCCTCGAGGGTCTTGCTCATTTACGCGGCCTCCTCGGGTTTGGGGAAGCTCAAGAGCAGGTCGCGGTAGTATTCATACTGCTGCTGACGCAACTTGATCTCACGCGGCAGGCCCTCGCTGAGCGATGTGGTCAGCGTGTCGAACTTGTCGAGAATGTTGACGATCCGGGCCTGCTCTTTTGCCGATCTTTCAGGATCGCCAGGACACGGGATAGGAAATGGAGTGCCTTCTATCATTGGCTTCGTCAGCTGCGGAATTCCAGCCTCGGGAACCTTATAGCTATTCTCAATTGTTTTCATGAAATGGTATGCAAATCTGAGATTTATCCCAGTCTTCGGGGTCAAGACGATTAACCTAACTATTGGAAAAAATGGTTCTTCTCGGTGGCTTGTCCAGCCAATCGTGCCGCGAGCAGAGACAGTCAAGCTAGGCTTCTCCACCTTCGCCTTGTTGGTCCAACCATAGAGTGCTTTTTCGCCAATCCCGTTCGACAAGATTGGAATTGTATAATCCTCCGTAAGGACCTTAGACATTGAGCCCTTAGGCGCATCGCCTCCAGCAAAAATGTCAAAGACTTCCCCGAGTGATTTCCATTCCACGTCACCATCATCGAAACTCAGTAGCTGGTGACGGTAGTGGTTGTATTGCTGCTTGCGGGCCTTAAGTTCGGCTGTCAGCTCGGCTGTCAGCTCGGTGAAACTGTCCAAAATCCGAACAATCTCCGCTTGGATCGCCAGCGATTTTTCTGGGTCCTCAGGGCATGGGATGGGGACCGGATATTGAATAATCTGTGGCTTGCTTCCGCGAGGCATCTTTGCCCCTTTGGAATGCTGAATATTGTACTCAAAGAACTTTTCATCTGTGAGGACCTGATACAGATAGCGAGGGTTCACAACGTCGTCCGTTGGATGGATAACCAAAACGTCACCGTTGGTTCCGCCTGTCCGGTCGGCAAGCCAGATCTTCCTAAGGTAGGGGCGAATATTTCCGATTAGAATGTCACCCGCTCGAAACTCAGTCAGATTGCCAGAAGTGGGCACATAGTTTGAGTCCACCCTTCCAGCTCGATTCTGCAGAAGGTTGTCCACGCCCACATAGTTTGTCTTGTCGAGGTCCTCGGAACTGATCCGCGTCTTGGAATACTGCGCGATATCGCCCAATGGCTTCCACGCCACCGAGGCCCCATTCAGCAGCTTTTCTAGAAAGCCCCGATCGCTCATGCCTCGATCTCCGCGACGATGGCGTCGATGTCTGCGCGCAGCTGGTCGATCTTGGCGACAGTGGTCACCAGCTTCGCGTTCAACTCCTTGATATTGACAACTTCGCGGGTGTCCTTGGGTTCAACATAGGCACTGACCGACAGGTTATAGTCTTTCTCGACAATCGTATCATAGGGGACGGTTTCGGCCACATGAGGCACGTTCTCTTTGCTGTCGAACAGATCCATGATCCGCCCAATGTGCCGATCTTCCATAAAATTGTTGTTCGTGCCCTTGCGGAAGAAGGTATCCTCCTCGGTCGCATCGATGAACTGAACGGTCGTGTCTGTCTTGTTCTTGGCAAGCACCAGAATGTTCACCGCAATGGTCGTGCCGAAAAACAGGTTCGGCGCGAGCGCGATCACCGTTTCAACGTAGTTGTTGTCGACGAGATACTTACGGATCTTCTGCTCTGCGCCGCCACGGTAGAAGATACCGGGGAAGCAAACGATCGCGGCCCGCCCCTTGGCCGACAGGTAGTGCAGCGCATGAAGGACAAAGGCGAAATCCGCCTTCGACTTCGGGGCAAGCACACCGGCGGGGGCGAAACGCTCATCATTGATCAGGGTTGGATCGTCCGAACCCTTCCAGTTCACAGAATAGGGCGGGTTTGACACGATGGCATCAAAAGGCTTGTCATCGCCAAAGTGCGGCTCCATCAACGTGTTGCCGTGCTGGATGTTGAACTTGTCGTAGTTGATGTTGTGCAGGAACATGTTCATGCGGGCGAGGTTGTAGGTCGTGTAGTTGATTTCCTGCCCGAAGAAGCCGTCTTCGATGATGTGTTTCTCAAACTCGTCCTTGGCCTGCAAAAGCAGAGACCCTGACCCCGCCGCCGGATCGTAGATTTTGTTGACGCTGGTCTGCTTATGCATGGCCAGTTTGGCGATGAGTTTGGACACGTGGGTCGGCGTGAAGAACTCGCCGCCAGATTTGCCCGCGTTGGCCGCGTAGTTCGAGATCAGGAACTCATAGGCGTCACCGAACAAGTCGCCTTCGTTGTCGTCGAACTTCAACGGCAAGCCTGCCACGCCTTTGAGGACCTCAGCCAGTCTTTCGTTCTTCTGTTTGACCGTGCTGCCCAAGCGATTGCTTGTGGTGTCAAAATCGGCAAAGAGACCGTAAATATCCTGCTCGGACGGGTAGCCACTGGCCGAAGCCTCGATCGCCGAAAAGATCTCGGCAAGGTCAGTGTTCAAGCTGTCGTTCTTGTTCGCGGTTTTCACCACGTTTTGAAAGAGCTGGCTGGGATAGATGAAGTAGCCCTTGGTCTTAATCGCGTCGATTTTGGCTTCATCCGGGACGTCTGCGTCGGACATGCCTGGATAGTTGATGCCGTCGTCGCCACCTTCGATGTAGTTGGTGAAGTTTTCACTAATGAAGCGATAGAATAATGCACCCAAGACAAACTGCTTGAAGTCCCAGCCGTCAACCGCGCCACGCACTTTGTTGGCAATTTGCCAGATTTGCCGATGCAATGCTTCAACCTGTTGCTGACCTGTCATTTTTCCTGCCCTTCTTGTCTTTTTTCTTGCTCAGCAATCCAGCGATCGATCTCGCTTTTGCGAAACCGCCATGCGCTTCCCACCTTGAACCCGGGAACCTTGCCCTCTGAGGCAAAACGATAGGCTGTTTTTTCCGCTATTTTCAGGAATGCGGCGAGCTCCTTTACGGTCAAAACATCATCATCTTGCATCTTGGGGCCCTTCATTTGGGAAGCAGGCGGAAAATAGGGGAAAGGAGTGGAGCGGGCAAGAGAGGAGCGCAGGATCAATCCTTACTTGAACAACTCCGCCACAGGCACCCCGAGTGCCTCGGCGATCCTCAGGATCGTCTTAAGGCCCGGATTACGTTCCCCGCGCTCGATGCCGCCGATATAGGTGCGGTCAAGCTCCACGGTCAGGGCAAAGCCTTCCTGTGAATAGCCCTGTGCCTTGCGCAGCTCGCGCAGGCACTTCTCGAAATCCTCGATTGTATCATGCACCCAGCTCTGCACGTGCAACATCGTCTAGGATCATACGACCATCGCATCCAATCGCTCTCACGATCTGGACGAATTCGACGACCTCCACCTTCCGTTCACCGTTCTCGTATTTGGCTACGAAGGACTGAGGCCGTTCGAGGCGGTCTGCCAACTCGGTCTGTGTCAGCCCTGCGTTCAGTCGTGCCTGTTTCAGCGCCGCCATTAGCGCCAAGTGGCCCGGACTGCGCAAGGTTCTTCCCATCAT